TCGCAACATCACAAATTAATTGTTCAAAATTATAACGGCCTGCGGCAATCTCAGCCCATTCAGCAGTAGGACGAGCAGATAATGCTTCAAGTGTTATATCGCTATATTTTGCACCAACTTTGGTACGCTGAGTGGTAGAACCAATAGCTTGCCAATATGCAGTAATGCCCTGAGTTTTAACTTTGAACTTAGGACGCTCATCAAATGCAGTATTCTTAACTTCAGCAACGAGAGGAAGATAGTTTAAGCGAACATCAAGAACGTTGTCAACTGTATAACCAACGATTTGATTAAGTTCATACCTGTTCATAGGATTGGGAACTGTTGCAAGTTCTTGTATAATTTTTACTGCGTCTTTATAATCGCTTTTTTCAACTTCAGAATCCATTTTACTATTCATAGCAGTTTTTGCAAATATTTCAACAATTGCGGATTTCTTAGTAAGTTTTTCAGACATTAATTTATTACCTCCTTTATTATATTAATATTAACCCTGGGTTACGATAAGTTTTAGAGCATTTTCACCATATAAAGTTGTCTTTTCGATAATTGCCATTTTGGTTACATAAGTACCAGTAGAATAAACTTCTACAGTACCGCCAGAACCAGGAACAAACACATCATCAACGGCGGCAGCAGCATAAGTACCAGTAAACTGATCTGTAGTGATAATATCGCCAGTTTTCAGATATTTCAGACGAAGGTATGCACCCGATGCTACTTCAAAATCATTATCATCAGTACCCTGTGCATCAATATCAGGATTTACATTGCAAACAACAGGGACGGAAGTAAGAGCTTCAGTACCATTTGCAACGGCAGCAGCAGTACCCGCAGAGTAGTCAGGCACTACAAAAATACCAGGTTTAATGGCGGCAACTGATTTCAGTATGCCGACATATTTGTTATCAGAACTATTAAGAACGATAGCCATTTATAAAATCCTCCTTATATTATATTAATTTATTCTTTTTCTGCATAAAGCTTTTCTTTTGCAGATTTGGGGATCAGGTCTTTGTCTTTGATGCTAGATATAATTACGTCATCGGTTTTAGTCTCCAAAGTACTAGTTTCAACTTTTACCTTTTCAACAATTCTATCTGCAATTAATACTTTAATTCCAGATTCATTTAGTTCTTCAATCATTTTTTTAATATCTTCGTTTTCACTTAGTTCTTTTTCTTCAATTAATTTAGAATTAAGTGCATACTGCCTAAGAGATTCCTGTTTTTCAGCAATTTCTTTTGCCTGTAATTCAGCTTGTACTTTATCATATTCTTCTTTAATTGGGATAAGAGCACTAATCTGATTTTTTAACTCTTCGATTGAATCACCAAGTTTAATAATTTTTTCACTTGCTTCGGTTTCTGTCATTTTTAATGATTCATCTTTTGTCGAAATCTCACTTTTAAGAGTTTCTATTTGACTTTTAAGATCACTAATTTCAGTATCCTTAGTAGCAAGCTGTTCTTTTAAATCATTATTTTCACTTAGCAATTTTTCGTTTTCAGTTGCCAAATCTATATTCTGATCTTCAGCAACTTCTTCCTTGGTTTCTTCAATAATTTCTTCTGTAGCAATTTCGGTTGTTTTTATATCTTCTACAACTTCAGTTGTTACTTTTTCTTCATTAACTTCAACTTGTTTTTTAGCCATATTTTTACCTCCTTCATTATCTATTTTAATTTCTTCAGAAGGACTCTGAATATCTTTTTGGTATGCTTCAGCTACTTGCAAATTAAATTCATACATCCCACTATCTGCATAAGCAGGTTGAGATCGTGAACCTAACAGGCAATGTCCAAAATATAGTATGGATTTAGTAGCAGTTCTGCCTTCTTCGGAAAATTCAAATCCACCCAAAGAAACTTCACATGATGTATCAACTCTGCCATCCACACTAAACAATTCCTCAATTACATCTAGTGTATTTTGGAATCTTAACCACAAATATCCTTCTGCCCATAAACCATATTTCTCTTCATTATTAATCAAATGCGTTCCAATATATGTATTAAATAGAGTCCCAATTCCTTCGGTATTTAACCGAATTATGTTCCCATCAGCATCAAATTCAGGTTCGTGTCCACCTAAGTCATCGCCCTTAAAAGAAGCAACTATAGGAGCGCCGTTCAAACTATCATAAAATGGCTTTTGAGTTCTGGGGTTATATGAAGAACATAATTCTTCTGTTATACGAAGTCCGTTAGCATTAAAAGAAAAATCATGAATAAAAAATAAACCAACTTTTCTATCTGAATAAGGAGATTCATTTAATATAGAAGCAAGCTGTATATTTAGAAGTTCTTTATTCGGCCTTATCAACTTTGTTTTCTCACCTCCTTAAATAAGTTCGTTTAATAAAAATAATTTGCTATTGAGCAAGAAAAAGTGGAAAATCCTATTTTTCAAACCCTTGGTACATAAGGGCTACAGGGATCGGTTTAGGTAATAAAATTGATGTTTTATTTATTACGAATTTGGAGATGGTGTAGCGTTTCCATTACTATTTTTTGTCTTGGCAGTTCCTTCAGAAGTTGGATTATCTACTTCTGGTTTTTTACCAGAACTATCACCTGAAGTTGTAAATGGATTTACAGGAGGATAAATATATTTATCTAATTCTAATACCTCTTTTTCGTACCTTGCGAGGGAGACCGCGAAAGTATAAGGTATTCCCAATAATGATTCTGCCCAAGGAGTAAAAATTCCAGTGGAAGTATAGAATTCCTTGCATTTATCAATGTGCTTATCTTTATTAAGTATCGTAGTTTTGTCAAAATACAATTTACATGATAAACCTGTAGGCAATAATTGCTTAATATAATCGTTTATTACTTCTTCAAAATCTTCTAATACAGCAAAAATAAAACGGAAAAATTTTTCGGCATTAAGAGACGAAGCAGAGAAGTTACTTGAATTTGTTGAACCACCATAAATTAATGCTTCACTAACACCTAAGTTCATAAATATATCGTTATTAATTTTTGCATAAAGGTCTTTTGAAAAACTTTCAATGCTAATTTCCAAAGGCTTAAGGTCTATGTAATTTGGGAGCGTTACAAGCCCTGTTCCACTTGTGTCAGAAGTAGAATTATATGTTCCTTCTTTTTTGAGCATAAGATTTTTTACCGCTGTAAAATAATACTCAACCGTACTTCTAGGCAAAGGCTTTTGACTCTTAGGATCTGTACCAATATAACCAGTATAAAGAATCAAGATTTTTTTAATCAAAGAATCCGCTTGACTTCTTTCAACTCTACTGATAAGTTCCTTTTGCAATAAGCTTGTCCAACATCCCATAGTTAAAGGAAATCCAAATGGATAATTTCTCACTCCTGCATATGTAAGAATGTCTGTATTTTTAACTTCAACAAATCTATAATCTTCACCCTTATTACGATATTGATTATATGCGCTAATAGAAATTTCATCAGGAAGACTTTCTATGACTTGTGTAATATCAGAAACGGACATGCCAAATGTTTTTATTGTTGATAGGTCATATTCAACACACCAACGCCCATTAACTTGCTTATTTACCCTTAAATTATCAAACTCTAAAAATTGAACATATTTTTCTTTTCTTAAGCAAGGAATTATTGTTCCGTCTTTAGCAACTTCATATAATCCATCTCTAACTAACTTTTTGATTTTTATTGCATCTAAAAAATCATAAACTTTTTTCTCATATTTTTTGATCTGTTTTGGATTATCAAAAGAACTCCAAGATAGATGATAATTGAGAGTAGGTAGTCTACTAAAAGCCAACAAGACATCACGAATGATACCATGTTTTAAAGTTAAATATTCAGACGCTAGACGTATGTTTTTAATATTTTTATATGGATTTTGAAAGTAAGAATATAGTTGAGTTAAGGTAATATCGGCTAAATTTGATCCTGAACCTGATTGCGTGATGAAATCGGCGAGTGAACATAGTTCATATAGTTTATCTTGAGATTCTTGATTCGGTTGTGTTGCGTTTGTATTGACAGATTGAGTTATATTTATATTATTTTTTGTGCTTGTATTTTTATTACCTTTTTTCTTTTTGGAGATTTTATTTCACCACCTTTGCTAAAAACCTGCTGAGAACATATATAGATCATTATTATCTTCTTCTCTATTTCTTTTATTTTCTTCGCCTAATAATCTTACATACCAATTTGAATAAATTAAACTACTAACACGATCTCTACGAATAGACTTACTTGCTGGTTCAACCTTAAATAAAGTCCCATTCATTGTATATTCAAGATTCATTAATTCATTAACCATTGCAGTAGTTTCATAATAACTTAGTCCCAAATTGAATTTTGCACCATCATCCATTTTTTTAATTTTATCTAATTCCTTTTTTCCCTCTTGTTCGTCTATAAGCAATCTCATTTTTTTATTTCTAAACGATGACTGTAAAGATACATACATATCGCTATTTAATTGAGCTGTTCCATTTACTTTGAAAATTAATGGTATTGCACCATTTGCAATTAATACATCATCAAGAGAATCATTCATACTAACAATTGCTGGATATTCTTTATCTCTTTCTACATCATAATAAGGAGTATTTAACCAATCTAGCATAGCAGCAGATAAACCCTTTACATCCATTGCAATAGTACGTAAACCATAATCATCTATTAAATGTCTTATTATATTTGCTTGTTCTTGAAAATGTATTCCTTGTAATGTTCTTATATATACTAAGGCAGTAGTATAAGAACCATCACTTCTAGGAGTACATTTTAATATTGTTATACAAGTTAGGTCATTGTCCCATTTGCCTTTTCTATCTGGTTGTCGAGCAATGTCTAGTCCTCCCACATAAATTACACCATTGTCTTTTATTTTATCTTCCTTAAATAATTCGGGCATTTTATGAACTCTACATTGACTAATTTCATCTAAATTAAAAAATGCATTATCAGATATACCAATAAACCGAGCTTCAAATTCCATGGCAAACGTTAACGGATTGTAATCATCAGATTTTTTCAATTCTTCAATATAGTTTTCATCAAAAAGACCATATAAAATAGGAAGCCAATAATCAAATGCACATACAAAAGTATTGCCACTAGTAACCATATCTTTTGTAAATGATAAGAATTTTTTATAGCAATCATGTGATTTAAAATATGCGCTAGTTAAATATATTTGCTGATGGTTAAGTTCATTAGGATCGGTTTCGCCATTTGGTAATTGTCTTTTAATTACAAGAGTCGGTATGAGTACGCTGTTCAAAATTTCTGGTTTTATCAATCGATTTTCATCTGCACACAAACGATTGAAACGAAGACCTCTACTACTCTCGCCAGCTAAACAAACTTGTAAGATTGAATTATTTTGGAAGTATACTGTATATTGATCTTTATTATCAGATATCTTTTTTACTTCTCGCATAAGCAAAGGATATTTAACTTTAAATTCTTCTACTTTGCTTTTAAAAATACTGTTCGCCTGGGATTTTCCTCCTGCTGTTATGGCAATTTTAACATTTGGAAATAATATACATTGTAGGAATAGACCGAGAACACTCAAAAACGATTTTGTCCCACCGCGAGTCGCAATTATATAAACGTACCTATATCTAAATATTACCCTAAGTAATAATGCCTGATAGCCATATAAATTTACACCATAAAGTTTTGCTAAATGATCTGGATACATTCTCCAAAACGATATTAATTGTTTCCACTTTTCTTTTATTTGTTTAAATTTATCTAAATCTTTATCTTCTTTTTCAAAATTATTACTATCAGGATTGTAAATATCAACAATTCCCTGACTACAATATTTTACGTTATCTTTTTGATAGTTTTCGTAATTAGCAATATCCTATACACCACCTGAAATATTAAGGTTTTCTTTCATCTTACCAATAAACAAATCAATTGCTTTGTCAATTTTATCTGGATCTATTATTTCAAATCTGGGAATTATCCCATCAACCAATTCAATTTTTTCTACCCATTGACCAACTGTAGCAAGGGAACCTCCATCGGCAGCATTTTTCTGACTAGGCTTGAGTCTACTGTCAGAAAGAATAGAAGAATAAGCAGATTGCAATTTAGCATAATCGCCCGTTCTATTTTCTCTTAATGCCTTTTCTGCTAAAACTGCATTCATAGCGGCAAGTTTAATGAGATTCTTGTGAACAGGATTTTCAATTTCATAATAACTTAATAAATCATCATAATAATTTTGTAATTGTTGATATTCAAAATCTTCAAATCCACTTCCCCAAGTTGCTAATAAATCATCAGAAATGTCAACATTATTTATTTCTTTTTTATTTCTAACTTTTGATCCTTCATTCCCTAAGAGGTTCATTTTAGAAAAATAAAGATTTATGCTAG